CGCATCCGACATTGGCAAGGCAGCCTTGAGTGCAGCGGTGGGTGGTGGCCCATCGGTCAATGCCAATGCGCAGGTGGGAAAAACAAACAGCCAGACAATCGGCAGCACGCGCACCATCGAGATGAGCGGGCCTGTGGCGCGCCCTGAAAGCGTGGAAACGCTGACGCAGAACACCGAGCAGGATGCGAGCGAAAACCGGGTCAAGGCAGATAGCGTTGAAATGGTTGTGGTGAATGAGATTCCCGCACTGCTGATTTGGCTCCTGGTGGGATTGCTGGTGCTCGCAGTGGTGCTTGGCGTGCTTGGATGGATGGCACCGGTTCCAAAGTGGGTCGAACGCAGGCGCTGATTTTTCGATGGGGCGGGTTTGTCCCTATGTCCCTGGAAACAAAACCAGAACATGGCAGGCGACATGACACCCAATCAGGAACGAGCACTTCGCGGAAACTCAATGCTTTTCGGGTGCGATTTTCACCTGAAGACGCACCAAGGCGATGATGAATTCGACAGGGTTGTAGCATTCGGAGAGATGGCCAATGAGCTGCGCCCCACCTGCATTGGCATCGGAGGAGATTTGGTTGAGTTCGTCTCTATCATGAAGAGTGTGGTTGAGAGTCCTGCGGGGTTCGATCGTAAGTTTCTCGAGCAGGAGAAGCGGCTCTTTCGCATGGCGCTACAAGCCATTCTGAGCCCGAGAGATGTTACTGGCCTGAGCACGGAGTCCATTTTCTCGAAGGGAACCATGAGGCGCGGCACCGACATTCTCGGTCGCTCGATCCCGAGGAGCTTGTGCGCATCGTGGGGGAGCTGGGCATCACATGGCATGAGCTGGGCAATGCATTCTGGTATCAAGGAACGGGGTTTGCGCATCTGCAAAAATCAGGCGCCAAGGGCCGTGGGCGGTTTCCACAGGGCGCGGCCATTTCCACGATCATCAATCGCCACAGATCATTCGTAGTGGGTGATGAACACAAGAAAGATATTCGGATGTCCCATACCTCTGATGGAGGTGTTATCACCGCGATGAAGGCGGGCTGCATGGTGTCTCACAAAGAAATCGACACCGCATCAGATGAGTGGGCCGGCGCATTCCTTCTAACCCACATGCAGGACGGAACTTTCTGCATCAACGAATACCCCTATGACTACATCATGGAGCGGTGGGGTCGTGGCGGTTACGCTCAGGAGCTGAGGATGCGGCGAGCGCAAGAGGCTCGGGATCTCGATGACGCCCGGCACGCGTTTGCTTGATGGGAGCCGGTATGTAAGCGATACATACCGATGCATACCTAACATAACATGGATTATCGGCTACGAGTGACCGGCCCTCACTCGTCTTCGAGGCAGGCCACCATCGCGCCCTCGATCATGCGCCCTTCCCAAGAAACATCACCCGCCTGGATCGCCTCGATCAGGCTTGCGGTTGCAGGCAGAACCTCGGCTACATCTGCCATGTCCCGCAGCGCATCCGGGGAGGTGCCGGCGCAGACGATTTCTTGCTCTTCGGTGATGCCGACATATCCGGCTGTTGAGTTATCCACAGGCACAGTGCCTCCTATCCCGTTAAAATATATAGGTTAAAGAAGTTAAGCCGAATCGAAACCGGGATTCTGCGTTACCTCTCAATCACCTACCTCACCCCCTCAGGGACTTAAAACCCGTGCTTTGGGGATCAAAAACCCTTGCCGCCAGGGACTTAAAACCCGTGTCGGGGAGTAAAACCCCGTGTCTGACTGCGGGGAGTAAAAACCCGTGCCTCACAGAAGCAGCTTGCGGTAGCGCATGCGTAGCAGCGGATCGCCGTTCGCGCCGCGCTCCTCAACCAGCTCGTAGGTAGGGATTTTCTCCGCGGCGATGGCCTTGCGTAGAGCCTTCGCAAAATCTGCATACCTCATCTGAGAGCCCGAGCGCCGGTGCAGGTCGCGGAAACTGAACGCCCATCCGTCAGAGTTGTCGAGGCCGTTTCCGGCATGGCGCCGTGCCAGTCGATACAAGAACCGGTCGAGCCCCGATGTGAGGTCGAAGTAGAGCGGCGTGATGCTCAGAACCTCTTTGCGGCTGCCGGTCACTGCACGATAGATCCATGTCGGGATGGTCATCTGAGCGCCGAGCGGCCTGGCGTTGCCCTCGGCATCCTTGACTTCATCGAGTGTGAAATCCGACACCAGGTTGAAATCTTCGTGCCTATCTTTCCGGTCGTGGCGACGGATTGTCGTTCGGATGCGGGTTGCCCTCAGGCGGTTCATCGCGGATTTGAACCGCTCATACTCCCGACCCCCTACCCTACCCATACTGTCGCACCACCGGATGCTCTTCATCAAGTCATACGGCCGAAATGAGATCGTCTGCGCCGGGGTCTCGCCTCTCTCAACCGCAGCATTAAGTTGCGAAATGGCCCAAATCACCAAGTCGAAATCCCAAATCGTGGCAATGTCGTCGCCCTCTGTCGAAGTGATCACGACCTGTTGCCCGCTCGGCCCCTCCCATTCGATGCGGCGCTGACCGCGCTTGGCTATCGACACCATGGGGGCTGACATCATCTCCTTGTCATCGCGCAGCGGCACATCACCGACGAGCGCCACGAACAAATCGAGCTGCTCCTTTGCAGTGCTCACTCGCTCGCATCCTGCGTAGATGCGTGCTTGCGTAGATACGCACGCGCAGCCTCATCGAGAATGTCTTGGTGTGTCCGGCCGCTCTCGAAAGACAGACGGCGTAGGGCTTGGTAGGTCTCGCCATCGAGCACCAGGCTCAGACGCTTGCTCGGCGCCATCGGCGCGGGTGCCGGCTTCGGTTTTGCTTTCGGTGCCGCCTTCGGCTTTGCGTGAGTCGAAGCCCCCTGCCCTTTCTGATCGGGAACCTTGGCATCGGGATTGACCAACCCATCCAGGCTGAAACTCTTCGCCATCACATGACCTCCTGGACATAACCCCACAGGCGTTTCATCTCCTCAAGCGCCTTCGGATCTCTTGCTTCAACAACGCTTTCTCCGCTGCCGCCTATCTCAGCATACACCACCCGCGAGTGGATATTCACGGGCGCGACCCGCCCATGCTGGGCGAGCGCCCTGGCGACAGCATCTGTGAGGGCTGCCCTCGGGTTGATCATGGTCATCACGAAGGCGATCGAGGCCCCTGCCCTACTCGCGGCTCCGATCGTTGCGCCGATGGCGTCGAGGTCGTCAGTGCTTGCTCGCGCGGGAATGAGAACGAGATCAGAAGAGCCCATGACATCTGACATCCACGCCGGAACTGTGGGAGGGGTGTCTATAACAACCAGGTCAAAATGCCCATTCAGCCGAGCCAGGACGCCGGGGATCTCCCCCGGCTCCGGGTCGGCGTCGAGCATCGTGGGCTCATCAGCCTGGCGTCGTTCGAGCCATCTCCTGGTGGTGCCTTGCGGGTCGAGGTCGATGAGCAGCACGCGCTGCCCGTCCTCGGCGGCAACGGCTGCCAGGTTCCTGCTGAGGGCGGTCTTTCCGGCGCCGCCCTTCTGTGCCGCTACAACAAGCGTTTTCATGCCGGCAATCTCGCCGGTTCCGATCACGCAGTCAAGCACGCACTCGCGCACATACGCACGCACCTACGCTCCTACGCAGCTGCGTAGATACGCGCGCACGCAGTTACGCACTTGCGCACGCATGCACGCAGCGCTACCATTTCGAAACCGGCCCGCCAGGAGGAGACCCGCCATGCTGCTCGACCACGAAAACGAGATCCCGCCGTATGTTCAGGCCCCGAGCCTGAAATCCGCGCCCGCCTGGCTGCGCCGCGCTTCCGTCTTCATGATCGTCGGCCTAATCGACATCGTCCCCTCGCGAGACGCCCGGGGCGACGGGTTCCGCCCCGCCGCCCTGGTCGATGGTCAGCTCTGGGTCTGGCAGCGCGTTCGCGGCGGGGGCTGGGTGCTCGTCAGCGTCTATCGCTCCGACATCGAGCGGGAGATCTACTCTTAATCGAGCGGGACATCTTCGTAGAGGTCGATCCATCCCGAGTCCGCGAGGATGTGAATGAGCGTCCAAACCTCGACCCCGTCATGCCGCCAGTCCCACTCTACGCCATCGAGCGTGAATGCGGGCGAATATTCGCGGTGGTCTATGTATCGGTATGACTCGGGGACGATCTCGACACTGCCACGCGCCCACGCCCTGACCGAGTTATGCACCCACCTCGGCGTCGGCCCGTCGCGGTCAGGGTCATATCGCGGCAGGTTTTGCCACTGGCTCTCGATGACTTGCAGGGGTGCGTTCGGGGTAGGGTGCTTCGTCATGTGATCCTCGTCAGCGGTGGGGGCTTGCACGAAGAAAGCCCCCACCGATGGCGAGGGCTCTGGATCGGGGAGGGTAGGGGGCTTACCAGCCGCAGTCGCCCGTGGTGCTCGAATACGGGCCCTCGAAGCGCCGGGACATGATGCGGTTGTAAGTAGCGAGAGCCGCGGTCTGAAACTGACCGGGGGTGCGGATGCGGACGCCGCTCTCTTTGACGCCCCATGCGCAGCCAAGAGCCAGTGAAACCTTGCCGCGGTTCCAACGCTTGAACTCGTTGTCGGTGTCCGGCAGCCGGTCGAGAACGAGCAACCAGTTTTCGTAGGCGGCATACCAGATCATCTCCTGGGCCTTGACGGCTGCAAACTGAGCGCAGGTCAGGCCATCATGCCCTACCCGATCGGGCTTGGGGCACATTGCTGATGCGATTTCGGCCGCGGTGGGGGTCTTGGCTGCGGATGCTGTGCCGGTTCCGGTGAGTGTGAGGGTGGCGATTACCGCCAGGGCTGTCGTCAAAGTCTTCATGATCTTTTCTCCTTTTGGCGGTCGGGTTAGATTGAGGGCGGCGGGGTAGGGCGGTGCTTACCGCACCATTTCGTTCGAGCGGCGCTTCACCCGCAGCGGGGTTTCGAGTTTCATCTGCGCGCGGGTATCGACTGCGGCGCAGAACTCATTGGCGTAGCCTTCAAGGCGCTGCGTCAGTTTCGATGTGCCTTTTGCGTGCAGCATCTTCATGTCGCTCAGCAACTCCTGGTTCGGAAAGTTGCGGATGGCTTCGAGGCGCTTGTGCGAACTCATTTCAAGGGGCTCGCCGTTCTCCCAATCCTTGCCGGTCAGCAGAGAGTAGGCGGCACCGGCATCGTCAATCATGTCGGTCAGGTCTTCAAACCGCTCGCGCGAGCCCTCGGGTGTGTCAGCAAGATCACCGGCGCCGTTCTGAGCCGCGATCTGGCACATGACCGAGTAGGCGTTCAGTTCGCGCGCGCCGCGGTCGAGATCGGCCGGAACCGGCGAGAAGGTCGGATCGATGCGGCCGTGCTGCATGCGCTGGCGCAGGCCGGAACCGACCACTTCCGCGAATGCGAAAGTGCCGGGCAGTTCGTTGATCTCGCGCTCGGTCTTTGCGATCGCGGCCTGCTGTGTCATCGGCAGGCTGCTGTCATCGCGGCGCCAATCAGGATCGGTGATCGAGCCCTTGATGGTGGGGCGCTTCGAAATCTCTTCGGCGCGAGCCTTGCGACGCTCAGCGGCAGCGGCGATGCGCTGTTCCTGGTATGCCTCTGCGATCGGCTGCTTGGCCTTCGCCATGGCACGGGTTGCAGCCTGCATCGACATGCCGAAAGGCGGGTTTTTCACAATCTTTTTGATCATGGGATTTTCCTTTTCAGTGAGGGAGAGAGCACCGCGCCCTTTCCTGATTGGAAATTAGGAACAGGCAGACAGCCACAAAAACGAAAATCCGCTATTTTTCACACCACCAGGGCAGGACCGGAAAAACAGGCAGGAAAACCGCGCAGAATGTCCCAAAAATATTTGAGGCCCGGATTGCTCCGAGCCTCTACCGCGTCTCGTGCGGCTGCCGCTCGTTCCCGGATTCACCCACATCTGCGCCCAATGAAAGCAGATGGCGGGGCACAACATCACGCTGCACATGACAGCTCGGGCGTTAGTTGCAGGGGAAAGGAAGAAACCCTGCCGACGCCGAGGAGAGTAGCCCCGGCGCCGTTCGCTGTAACTCAGAAGGGCACCTCATCGTCCTGCGCGCCGGCGCCGTTTCCGGCCGGGGCAGGGGATGCGCCTGCGGGCTTGTCGCCGAGCAGCGTGAGTTCGCCGCGGTAGGGACGCAGCGCAACCTCGGTGGAATACCGGTCGTTGCCCTGCTGATCCTGCCACTTGCGGGTCTCGAGCTGGCCCTCGATGTAGACCTTCGAGCCCTTCTTGAGATACTGCTGGGCGATGCCGGCCAGTTGCTCAGAGAAGATCGACACCGAATGCCACTCGGTGCGCTCTTTGCGCTCGCCGGTGGTCTTGTCTTTCCAGGTCTCGGAAGTGGCGAGGCGCAGATTGCACACCTTGCCGCCGTTCTGAAATGTCTTGGTCTCGGGATCGGCGCCGAGGTTGCCGATGAGAATGACTTTATTGACGCTGCCTGCCATGTTGAACTGCCCTTTCGCGTTCGTGTTTTTGCCTCTGAATGGGAATTAGGAACGAAAGACCCCGGCCCAAAACCGAGCCGGGGTTTTTCTTCACGCTGCCTGGCGCACGGCCTCAACGATCTCATCGACATACGGAATGAACCGCTGCACCGCGTCCTCGATCTCGGCGATCATCTCCTCATCGCGGGGCACGCGCCTGATGTGAGTGGGCATCCCCCGGAAGCCCGCGACATGATCAATCCATTGACGCTCAGACGCCCAAAGGCCGAACTGGCCTTGCACATACTCGTCTTGCGGGATCGCCCCGCCGAGGTGCAGAGCAATCAGTTTTTCCGGGTTGCGACGCTTGATCTCAACGAGCCCATCAGTGCCCACAAGGCCATCGGGGCTGTATCCGGCAATCACGCGCCCGCCATCGAGCACCTGCACCATGCCGACTTCGGTGACCTCTTCACGCAGCAGCGAATACTCATCGCGCAGCGTCGCCTCATATTCGGTGCCGTCCTTCATGGCCTCGCTCTGAAACGAGGGCAGGGGGCCGCCGAGTAGGATTTCCCCGGCCACTTGGCGCGCGTAGGTCTGGGCGCCGGCACCGAAGCCATGGGGCGGCTGCACGCCTTTCACGGCCTTGCCTTTCACAAGCAAGCACGCGGCTTCGGATGCGGTCGGGATGCCCGAGCGGGCTTTCAGCCACTCGGGGGTTCCCTGCTCCAACTCGGCGATAATGCGACGCTCAAGCATTGCCCGACTCCTTCGCCACCTTGGCCTGATCGCGCGACTTGCGTTCAAGCATTCCGATCAGACGGGCTGCATCCTTCGCCGGAATTTCTTCGATGCTCTCGGACTTGGCGACGCCGAGGAACTTGGCCTCTTCGGTATCGGTCGAGGCGATGAGCTCGCGCACGCGGGCCGCGTCTTTCGCCGAGATCGTGTCAGCTGCTGCGGGCTCGGCATGGCGCCGGCTGCCGTCGTCATCGGCGGTCGCGATGCTGAAATATCCGCAGAGCAGGTAGCGCCTGCCGTAGCTGGTAGTGCTGCCCTTGGCCTGAATGTCTGTCTTGTTGGAGGCCCCTTTCGCACCTGCCCCATCGAGCGGGAAATCATCGTGGATCTCGTGGCTATGACCATCGACATGCGAGACGCGCATGAACACTCGCTGATAGCCCCGCTCAGCGCCGGCACCAGACCAAGCGGATACGGAAAAACCATGGCGTCGGACAACGGGCATCGCCTGCGTCTCGATATCCGCGAGATCTGCGTAGGTGTATTTTGCGAAGGTGTTTGCCCGGGTGCGAACAACCAGCGGCACTTCATTCTGTGCAGCGGTGAGAGCCGCGAAGAATGCACGCTCTGCTTGCCGAGCCCGATCTTCACGGGCGCGATCCTCGATGCGCTCGCGCATCTCCAGCATCTTTTCGAGTTTGGAAATGTCGGCCTCTGGGTCTTTCACAACCTTCTCGATCAGCATGATCATCGGATCAGCCGGAAGGTGCGTTTCTTGTTCCGGCACGCGCGCGATCTGAGTGCCTGTTTTCTGCTCGGTCATCTCTCTATCCCTGCTCAATGGATTGTTGGTTTTGGGGTCGTTTTCTGCTCGTCCTGCCGCTTGCTCAGCAGCCGCTCTATGGCGACGCGATGGACGAGCATGTGTTCAGTCAGGCCGCGAGCGATGCGCCGCTGTCGGCCGAGCTCGCGGTCGAGATGCCGAACCCAAAACCCGAGCCCGATCAGCGCAAAGATGGCGATGGCGAGAGTGAGTTCGGCCATGTCGATCACCGCTTCGAAAGCTGGTTGAAGAAGGACTTCAAGAGTTCCTTCCGTGCTCGCAGCAAGGCCCGGCGCTGCTTTTGAGTGCGCTTGCTGGCATGCCATGCTTTTCTCTGCTCGGGGGTATGGCTCATGGTTGGCATCGACGCCTCCGTTCATTTTTTGTTCCGCCTGGGAGGGAATTAGGAACGGGTGGCGCGCACCCAAAACGAGACTCTCAAAATGTTCGAGGCGGGGTGTTCCGGCCGGAACTTTGGTGGGGATAGCGCGCCGGAACCGCACTGTTCCGGCCGGAACTTTGGTGGTCGTTCCCGGCGATCGCGCGACCGGGAAAGCCCACGGCAGCGCGCCTGGGAGGAGCTCGAGGAGGGGCAGCGCGTGCGCCCTTCCTCGGGAATGAGAGGGGGTCAGGGGGAGAGCGTGGAGCGTCCTCACCATGTCGGCAGACAGCCCCGTCGGAGACGCCGGGAAGGGGGTTCGGGGGAAACAGCGGCGCGCGTGTTTCTCCTGGGAGCAGGGGGTCCGGGGGAGTGCGGAACGATGACCCGGGCGTGGGGGGTATCCAAAGGGGGCGGCGCGAAAGCCACCCATTTGTGTCCCGCGGAAGGCGGCTGCCCGGCGAGGGCCGAACGATATAACTCAACAAAGCCCGGAGGGCGGCCCGCGCCTGCGCGGGTTGTAGAGTTATTTAGTGAGATCGTTGCCTTTTCCGCAATTCTGGTCGCGAGAACAGCATGCGGGGCCTAATTCCCTCTCAAAAAGAGGGCAGGACAATGGCGTTCAAAGTAGCGTATCACATGGAGGGCTGGAGGCCGGATCAGCTCATTTATTTTCAGAAGCACCATGAGCGGAGCTTCGGAGATCTGGACCACTGCGATCCGTCGAAGAAAAACCAGAACGAGGTCATTCATGGCGGTCCAACTTGGGCCGAGGACTTCATCGCCGAGGTCGAGATGATGTCCGTTCTCAACATGAAGAACGAGGCGCTCGCCCTCCGCAAGGCTGGCCGCCCAGGCCCGGCGAAGAGGGTCGAGCGTGCTGGCCCCCAAGATCCCTGGAAGGCATCGCAGAAGCTCGGCGGCGTCCGCTCTGTCGTCGTGAGTGCCGACGAGAAGTTTTTCCGAAAGGCGGGCCTGTCGGATGCGGATATTGCCGAACTCGAGGGCGCCGACTTCCGGGACCCGGTGATTTGTCGCAAGTTCAAGGAGCTGGCAGTCTCATATCTCGACTCCGAAATCCCGCGCGAGCACTGCCTTTTCATGGTGTGGGAAATGGACGAAAAAACTCCCCACCTGCACGCCTACTACGCCTGCTGGAATGAGAAAGAGACGAAGGGCAAAGGACGCCAGCGCATGCTCCAGCCCACTGACATGCTCCATTTCAGGAACGCAGAGAAGGCGCAGACTTCGGTCGCGGAATGGTTCAAGCCGCTGGGGCTCGACCGCGGCGACAATACCGCGCAAAAGCGCCGGGAGGCGAAGGCTGCGGGCAAGGTTCCGCCGGAGAAGAAGCAGCATGTTCCGCCCTGGCTCTATCGCCGCCAGCAACGCGCCGAAAATCTCCAAGCCGCCGAGCTCGCGCAGGTCGAGCAGGCGAAGCTCGAAGGAAAGCGCCGGGCGGCGGAGGCATTCGCCGGCAAGGTTCTGGCGTCCGAAGAAGAGCGGAAGAAGAAGGATGTCGAGGCGGAGAAGCGTCGCCGGAAACAGGATGTCGAAGCGGCTCGCCGTCGCGCAAACCTGGATGCGAAGGCATCAGAGCGACGGAAGGAGCTTGCCAGGAAGGCCGAGGCCGATGCCATGAAGCAGGCGGAGGCGGAGATCGCGAAGAAGAGGGCCGAGGTCGAGAAAGAGCGCGCCGCTGTGGCGAAGGAGCGCGCCGAAGTCGACCGCAAGCGCGAGGGGCTGGTCGAGGTCATGCGGGCCTACTTCCCGCTTGCAGAGACCATCCGGGCGGCGGCAAGAAAGGTCGGCTTGGCTGACCACCCACTGATCCAGTCAGCGGGACGAGCCGTCGATAAGATGCGCGATCTCGTCGGGCGTCTTGGAGGAGAAGATCGGGGGCGTTGATCGTCAATCCACCAACCGAAACCGGCGCCGGGCAGCCTCGATTTTCAGCCTGCCTGGCGTCTTGGAATAGTCAGGGGCGGGGGTGATACCCTCGCCCTTTCTCATGGCCTCACGGGCCCTCTCTGCGACGCCGATAGAGGCAAGGAAGGCGCGCTCATCGCGATCGAACGGCATGCCGATTTCGCCAGTGGCCTTTGCGACGCTCACGAGCATCTTGCCGTATCGGAGCAGCACCGCGCCCTCGAGTTGTCGGACGCGATCGGGGCCGCGATTGACGGCGCCGATCAGTTCCATTCTGCGGTGAGCGGAGAGCATCAGGCAGCCTCGCGCTGCTGCCGCAGGCGCTCCATTTTCACATGGTTGCTTTCGCCCTCACGGGCGCGCACCTCCTTGGTGGCCAGTTGGCGCATGACAATAGACCGGATCACCGCCCCCGTCATCAATGGGTTCTGATAGTCGCCAACATCCACATCTGGATCGACTATGGCGAGCAGTTCCTGGTCGTCAGCGAGGAACAGCGGACGCGCCCCATGTGCGCGCTCAACGCAGTTGAGAATGTGTCGCCGATAGACCAACGCGCGCACCTCTTGCCGCTCAAAGGACTCATCTTGGGTGGGCCTGATTATGACCGCAGAACCGGCATCAGACATCCACCCCCAACCTTTCCCGGGCGGCAAGCGGTCAATGCGAACGCCAGTGAGGCTCTTTCCGGTGTAGGTCAATGTCAGTGCATGGGGCACGGAAATCACCTCGCCCGTGAAGTCATCGAGGTAGGGCAGCAGCGCGCCGAGCGGGGCGCGCATCAGGCGCCCCCATGCCGCATCAAAGGTGCGATCTGTCCGGCGCAGCAGGTCGGAATCCTCGTAGGTGTATTTGCTCAGGTTCAGCATCACACCACCCCCTCGTCGCGGGCATAGACCTCGCCCTCATAGACCGCGAGGCGATCTTCAATCGCGTCAGTCGCCGACTGCGTTTTTGCCGGCAGCATGCCGTTCAGAATGGCGATCTGTGCGGCCAGTTCCTCGGCCGAAAGGGTCTTGGCCTCTTCGATGAGGGCGCAACGCTCGGTGTCGTTCATAGTCATCTGTCTGTCTTTCTCTGAATGGGGGAGGTTGCCGGGGCGCGAGGCCCCGGCGCTTGGATCACCAGCGGATGCTCTCTTCGCCGTCATAGGCCTTGAGCAGAGCTGCTTTGTTGCGGGCCAGATCGCGGTGGTTTTCGATAGCGACATCAATGCTGTCGAAGATCGCATTGAGCAGGTCGCCTTTCCGCATGTCGCGCAACTCGGTGAGCGTCTTGCTCATGCCATGCCATTCGCCATCGGAGTGACCGATGCGGGCGGTGATCGCCTCGATCTCGTCGCCATCAAACTCGACATCGAACTCAACCGGGAAGCCGTCGCCGATGTGATCGTCAAGTTCGGCCACATCCTCGGGGGAAGCGGTGAGGATCTGGTCGCGCAGGTCGCGGGCGGCATCGGCGATGATCGTCGTTTCTTTCTTGGTGAGCATGGTTCTCTTTCCTGTTTTCACTGCCTCGGGAGCGGGTGAGGCGTTGCTGTTTTGTTCTCCGCTCCTGGACTGAAATTAGGCACGCTCTGATCGGCCCCAAAAGAAAAACAGAGAAAAAGTGCGCCACCCGCTATTTTTCTTCGATCAGCGGGTGCCGGGCATTCGCCCCATCTCCTCGGCATGTTCGAGGTTCCACTCAGAGACTATCAGACCAAGGTCATTTTGCGCCTCTATGAGCTGCTTAGGGCAGGCCGGCGCCGCATCCTAATTCAGATGCCGCCTGGCAGCGGAAAGACCATCACCGCCGCCCGTGCAGTCGCTGACGCACTCCCCAAGGATCGCCGTGTCCTGTTCCTCGCCCACCGGCGAGAACTCATCACACAACCGCGGGATACCTTCGCGAAATTCGGCATGACTGGTGGGATCGTCAAAGCAGGGTTCGACTTCGAGCCTGAGCACCCGCTTCAGATCGCCTCCGTCCAGACGCTCATCAATCGCCTGGCTCAGATCCACGCGCCGGACATCATCATCGTCGACGAGGCACACCATGCGACTGCCGGCACATGGGATCGTATTCTGGCAGCATTTCCCGATGCGATCGTAATCGGCCTATCGGGCACGCCTGAGCGTGCCGATGGAACCGGCCTTGATGATACATTCGAGGAGATGATCGACGGCCCATCGATCCCGTGGCTCATCGAGAGCGGGTTCCTTGTCGATTGCGATGTCTACGGGGCCGCAGACCGCATCCAGATCCCGCGCCCGAAGAACGGCGCCGAATACGACTACAAGAAGGTGCTGAGGGCCCTCGAGCGCAAGGGCAGAGACGGCGACCCCCTGGTGCAGTGGCGCAAGCATCACCGCCCTGGACGACGCGGTGTCGGGTTCGGCCCAAGCATCGAATACTGCAATGATCAGGCCGATAGGTTCCGTGCGGCAGGGTATCGGGCGTTCTCACTCACAAGCGAGACCGACGACGAGGAGCGCGACGCGATCCTGGCCGGATTCGAGAATGGCACCACGGACTTTGTCTGGAACTGCGGCGTGATCGGGGAGGGGACGGACATCCCCGACCTCGAGATCCTCATCGACTGCATGAAGACGAAGAGCCTGGTCGCCTATCTCCAGCGCGTCTTCCGCATCCTGCGCCCAGCCAAGGGCAAGGAGGTCGGCATCTATATCGACCTCGTCGGCAATGCCGCCGAGCATGGACACCCATGCATTGCCCGACAGTTCTCTCTCCAGGGCGAGAAGGGGCGGAAGAAGCTTTCGGAGACGACAGAGGACGGCGAGCACCTCTCGACCCGGCAATGCAACGGATGCTTCCAGCACTTCCGGACACCGGCGCAGGTCTGCCCGTATTGCGACTTCGACAACGGCATCGACCGCCGCGTCTCCCGTGAGCGCGCTGCCGAGATCAGGAAGCTAAAGAAGGATGAACTTGCTGCCGCGAAGAAGGCCGCCACCGCCGCCCGCCTCCAAGAAGAGAGGGACTGCAACAGCCTGGATGAGCTGATCGCACTCGGCCACAGGCGTGGCTACAACCCGAACTGGGCATACACCCGCTGGAAGAAGTCCGGAAAAGGCAAGAAGGCCATGGCGGCCGCGGCGCGCGACGCGGTGCAGATGAAGTTCGGCGCCGACGGGTGGCCGACATGACCAAGGCGCGAAAGACAGACAAGTCAGAATCCGAGGTGATGGACGAGGTTGCGGATGCTTGGTCGGAAAACTTCGCCCCTGGCGTTCTCTGGCGCCAGAACGCCGGCCAGGGTCTCACCCTGTCCGGGACCAGAATTCCTCTCGGCCCGACCGGCATCTCTGACTATGTCGGCTTCCTGCCAGGCGGGTGGATCGTGTTCGTTGAGGTCAAGAAACGCACCGGCAAACTTCGCGCCTCTCAGGTCAAGTGGCGGAAGATGGTCACCGCCGCTGGATGCATCTTCGTCGTCGCCCGCTCAGGGCCCGAACTCGTTCGGGGCATACATGCCGAGTGTGCCGCACGCGGCATCACCCCACCAGGTCGTCGAGTCCCAGCCCCCGCGCCTTGAGTGCAGATGCCATGCGCACAATCGCGGCAGCATGGATCTGACGAGCTCGCTCTCGTGTCATGCCCATCTCGTCGGCAATGGACTGAAATGACCGGAGCTCCCGCCTATCATTGGCCTCACCCCAGTGGCGCTCACGGACGATATGTCTTGCACGATCGTCGCCTTTGCATGCCTCCTCGATGATCTCTTCAATGATCGCGGGCAGGCGAGACTGGTCGACCTGGTCGACTGCGTGGGGGTCGCGAGCCTCCATCTGGATAGCGCCGAACTCGCCCCCTTCATCTTCTGACACGGGAGCAGAGAGGCTAAAGCCCTGGTAGCAAGAAAGCGCTTCGGCAGCATGATCTCGCTCAATGCAAAGCATCCACGCGGCGATCGTGATGCCGAGCTCGACACTGCGACCATCCTTCGTGACCGCTCCAACAATCCCGCGCACCCGGCGATGGATGTCACGCTCCTTGTTCGACTTCTTCATCGAGAGCTGCGTATCGGCTCCGAGAGTTGCCGCCTCCAGATGCCGCCTGACAGACTCCTTGTAGTATGCGCCGAACGGCACTCCATCCTCAGGACGGAACCGGGCCGCACATTTCACGAGGCAGACCCTCGCCTCCTGCCAGAGCATCTCAAGGTCGAGAACCTTCGCCTGCCGGCGGACATTTGCAATCGCCATGAGGATCGGCGTCCTGACCGAGTTCTCCAACAGCTCGAACGCGATCTCGTCGCGATCCTCAATCCACGCCTTCACCCAGGCTGCTTGGTCCTCACCTCTCCGGAATTGTTCGCTCATGTCGGGCCTGCCCTGTTCGTTTTTTGTTCTTCACAGGAGGTAGGTCCCAGGGGAGCTTGGCGGAAATGTCGGGAGGTTCGGGCACCTTCGAGTTCAACAAAAAACTCTGGTGCAGGTCACGGGCCGGACTCGACCCGGTTACCCGGTGCAGCTACGGTGCCGCAAAAACGAGAGGATAGAATGGACTTCAGAAAAACGCTGCAAGCTGAACTCGACAAGCTTGTCGATAGCTACAAAGTGTGTGGAATTGTCGATCAAGCAGGCACGGTTTATCCACTCGGAGCAGATACGAAAGTTCTCAGCACGATTTTCGAACTCGTAAGCCGACCGGCCGTTTATGCGGCTGCGAAGACTATGGGCTATGAGGTCGTCGAGCCCACTGTGCAGAACCACTATCCCGATTTCACCCTACACAAGGGTTTGGGCGAGAATGGAAAAATCGCCCTCGACGTCAAGACGACCTACCGACTGCGGGACGATGCCAAGTTCAACTACACCCTTGGCGGTTATACCAGTTTCATGCGCGGCACGGGTCGGAAGAACATCGTGTTCCCCTTCGACGAGTATTCCGAGCACTGGGTGATCGGGTTCATCTACAATCGGGTAGCTGAAAAGAAGGCCGGTGCCGAACATAGCTACTCAATTAGCGATCTTCTGGATATTCCACTTCCCTTCGAAAACGTCGATGTATTCGTTCAGGAGAAATGGCGCATCTCGAGTGATCGTGCCGGTAGTGGAAACACGACCAATATCGGCAGCATCAACGGCACCCTCGAAGACTTCGAAGAGGGCCGAGGCCCATTCGAATCAGAAGAGGAATTTCTCGAATACTGGAGGTCCTACGGACGGACAAAAAGCGATCGCACCGATTTCTCAAACATTGACGGCTTCCGCCGCCTCAAACAGGGGCAGAACTGACGGCTTCGCCGCTTCCTCCTCGACCACCGGCGCCGCAGCTCTCGGGGACAAGATTACCACCTCGGTCATCTCGTTCCTGAGGCTCTCGGTCGGCCCGACATGGTAGAAGTGAGACATCGTGCGCTGGGCATGATCCGCGAACCAACGGTCGACATACTCATTCCGGCGATACTTGTTCTCCAGCCAGTTCGACATCGCAAAATCGGCTGGAGACGAGATCAGCATCTCGGCGAGGTCGTCGGAATCCTGATCCGTGAAACCGTTGTAGTAATCAGTGTGCCGTCCGACGTAGGGCGGATCAGCATAGATCATGTCGCCGGCCTGAGCCTGACCAACGGTTTCCTTCCAGTCCTGGGCAACAAATTTCCAGTCCTTTCCGGCCATAGCTGTCGATGCCCATTCGACCTGATTCACAATCTTTGTGACAAGTGCTGGACGGAAGCGTTCCGGCTTCCGGCAGAACGGGACATTGAAGCCGCCCTTCCTATTGAACCGCATCATGCCATTAAAGCAGGACCGGCTCAGGAAAACGAAGTCGAAGGGGTTGCCCTCGGCATTAAATCGATCGCGGATGAAGTAGTAGTGCTGCTCGCCTTGATCAAGCAGTGCTGAACCCTCGCGGACGAGATACTCGCGCATCGTGTGGCCATTTATAGTGCCGTTCTGGATGCCACGGTAAAGTTCGATCATGTGCTCGTTGTTGTCGGCCAGCAGAGCCCGCTGAGGAGCGATGTTCAGCGCCACCACCCCGGAGCCCAGGAAAGGCTCGATCCAACGTCCAGAGCCTTCCCACACGATCGAGCGCGCGATCAGCGGCACGACCTTAGTCTTGATGCCTTGTGTCTTGATCGGAGGCGCCTTTGGTCGAATGGTTCGGGGAAGGAAGGTCAAAGGATTCTCCTGATGGGTTAGTCTCCACCAATAGCAGACCAGCCGCATCGAACAACTAAATAAGGGGTTGTCTGCCTACTTCATCAACTCCAACAGCTCCCCCGTATCCGGCACCTGCAATGGGGGCAACGGCACGGCCTGCTCGCTGAAGATTTCCATCTCGTCGTCGTCCGGGTCCGGTATCCAGCCACCTACGACAACCTCGGCGCCCCTTATGGTGACCTGTTCATAGCCGTCGCGCCGCGCCAGGTTGCAGACGGTGTGCTTCACCGGACCAGGGCGGAGAGCCTTCGCCGCAGCCTCGAGTTCCTGAAGCCCCTCATGGAGCGCGGTGAAGATCCTCCGCCGCTTTTCGAGGACGCTTTCGACGCCGCGCTCATCGAGTCTGCCGGTGATTTTCAGAACGCTGACCAGGCCGCCGCGCGCGAGACCCAGCTTCTTCGACGTCTTCCATGTTCCGCGGCTCGAGGGGAACAGCCACTCCAGCTTCTCGGCGATTGAATTGACCTGAGCCTCGATCGGAAGGAAGTCTCGCTCGAGAACTTCCAAGACTTCCGGCAGCCCCCGGGTGAGCTCGCGGATGACGACCATGTTCTGGCTGGTGATCTCGCGACGCTTCACGTCCTGCTTGATCTTCGCGACGGTCGACTTGTCCGAGATCTCGACCGCGCAGCAGTTTCCACACAGGGCGAGACTACCATCAGGTAGGACAGCGAAGAACCCGTAGACATGGCGCTGCCGGTTCCGGCAGAAGGCGCACCTAACCTCGGTGTCGGCGCGATAGCCGATGGGCTCCAAACGAAGCGGCCTCACGCCTGCCGGCACCTCGAAGACGACACCCGGATGCTTCTCCGGATCGGTGATGAGAAAGTCGTTCTCGGCGAAGGGTTGCTTGCTCACTTTGGTTACCTAAGGTTATGATTGACGACCCAAATTTGGCCCTCCCAGTCCTTATATACCCGATTCGTTCTCTTGTGGAAAGCCTGTTAGACGACACAAGATATGGTTCTGCGGTGCGGCGTAGGGTCGGCAAAAAAAAGCCCCGGCCGAAGCCGGGTCAGTTGCCGCTGTCGCGGGTAGGTAGGTGCCCGATTTTACCCTCGGCGCCGGGGTGTCTCTCAACGCTTGACCTTGGCTTGCAGGTCGCGCATCGCGGCTGCGCCCTGTTGGATGCGAGCCTTGGTGGCCTCGCGCTCCTGACGCTCGATCTCGGCGCGTTCAGCGAAGATCTGATGCACCCGCTTATTCACCCGCCATTTCATCTTGGCGAAGTCAGTGCGGGCACCGCGCTTGCCGTCCGGGGTGATCCAAGCCATCAGTTCGAGTTTCTGGCAGGCCGCTTCGATTGCGCGAAAGTCGTCCTTGATTGAGGAGAAGGCGCGGCGAATGTCGAAGGTGCTGATGCGCTCTTTGCCATGGGCGAGGATGTGACCGGCGATCCACTTGGCATGGCCAGTGGCCTCATCCCCCTGCATGACCTCGTTGTAGATGCGGGCAGCCTCGGGCAGGAAATACTCGGTGAGCAGGCGATAGACGGCTTCGGCGGTCTTGCCGCTCACCGGCTGTTTCTGCGGCCGAAAATCGTTCTGCACGGCCTCGATCATGTGGAATACGAGGCAGAGGCGCGAGAAGATGCCAGGCCACTTGTTGAGATGGTCAGACAGACCCTTCACCAGCATCGGGCTGTCGTTCAGGGCACGGCTCAGGCACTCGATGCGCTCACGCACCTCGGCAGCTTCGGGCGACATGCTCACCACGCCGTCAATCTCGCCGTTTTCCGCCTGCAACTCGTTGAGAGCGATGGAACGGATGAGTTTCAGATAGCCCTCAACCGCCTTGGGATCGGCGCGACGATCGCAGCCCGGCCGGATTTCAGCCTTCACGAACAGGAAGCGGGCAAGGAAGCCGTCAGCCTTGGTGTTCGAGAAATCCTTGCGCAGGATGTCATCCTGAATGCCACCCACGATGGACACGGCGAAGCTATCAACTCGAAGCGGGCCGTCTTCGTCGCTCTTGCGATCGACGCTTTCGCTTCCGCCATTGTAGGCCGTGAGATACTTAGCCCGATCGCGCGAACCCGAGCCGCCCGAATAAAGGTCGAACGAGCCGATCCATTCGGTGAGTTCATCGCGCACCTGCACGATGCCTGCCGGGTTCTCGGAACAAACCTCCATCACCTTTTCAATGGTGGTGTCTTTCACAACCATGCGCGGGCGCGCAGGCTTTTCCGGAGCCTCGGGCATCTCGGGGAACATGTCGCGGTTGCCGCCCTCTTTCATGAGGGCCTGACACGCCTTGCGCCAGCCCTTCATTTCTTCATTGTATTGGGCTTTTTCGCGGCGATACTCTTTCATCTCCTCTTCGCCGAGTTCCGCCCAATCCTTTTCGAGCCGATCAAGGGGCAGGGTGCCGGCGTTCAGTGCGGAAGTCTTTTTCGCACCGGAGGAGCCCGAGATAGCGCCCCACAGGATCGGCTTTTCGCGCCAGTTGAGGTCATGGAGTTTGGGTTGGATGACCCACCCCTCGCGGATTGCAGTGGCGGCCGACACGAGGCAGCCCAACGCGATCGGGCCGGCGTTGATACCCATGATCTCGGACACCTCGCGGGCGTAGTTGTAGATTGCCGGGGGCAGCATGTCGGCGGTGAGTTCCTGACGACCCGTCAGCGAGGTGTCGCCGAATAGGTCAATGGGCTCAATGACCGGGCGCTTGGGTGCCACATCCTGGGCTGCCTCGGCCTCGGTCTCATACTCAGGTGCCTGCTCCGGCTCCTCTCCCGACACGATCGCGCCGAGCGCATCCATCGCGCTGTTCAGGTCGAAATCGTGCTGATCGTTCATCTTGGTCATGGCCTACCTACCTTCGTGTTTTTGGTCTTGACAAGCGGGCTGTTTTCAGACTCGCAAGTCGGAGGTAGGAAGGAGATGGGGCGTTCCAAAAATGAAAAATCACAGAAACCGCAGTGACCCCCCTGCTTTTTATGTGAAAAGTTGCCAAGTGCCTGTTTTTCAATGCTAAAAAAGTTTGCCTGAGGGGTCAAACCGGGGAAATCGGCCTATCTGGAACTCTGATCCTGAACCGGAAAAGTCGTTCCTTTTCAGTGTTTTGATACATTTTCACACAAAACGCCCTTGCGCGGGCGAGGCGTTAAGTAAGTAAAGAGCCCCCCTATCCCCTCTCTCCTCATGTTCTCCACTCCTCATCCCCTACACACGCAAGTGCGGTTTCTGTGATTTTCGTGCATACCATTGTTTTATATGATTGTTTTCCGTCCATCTCGTGCGATATGCCTCTTTCAGCCACTGCGGTTTGTGTGAAAATCGCCTTGGCGTGCCTCTGCACCCCTGATGAGGAGGCGAAAACCACAACCAAGAGCCCCGCGCATGCCGTTCGACCTCGCCGCCAAGACCCTGAAACGCCGATACGAAGAGGGCCGGTGGCAGCCGGATGCCGCGGGTGATCTGACTTTCGCCGTGGAACTCGGGCCCGAGGGGCATTTGCACACGATCCTACCAGGCGCGCCTGGATACACGATCGGCGTGGCTGCGCTCGATAATCACACGCAGCTCTCGGTCTGCGTCGCCACAGCGGTGTATGAAGCCCGCCAAGCCATGGGCCTGACCGATGCCGAGATAGCGACGCTCAACAACCTGCCGGAAGCGGCATTCGATGATGCGACCGAGGCCGCAGGCGTGCTATGTTCGGGGTATGAAGCACCTCGATAGATACCGCGGCCGACTTCCCGCCAGTGAGCGCCTAAGCCGCGACGAGGCGAAC